GAGCAGCAGCGGGCGGCTTGGGCGGTGGGGATCAGCTTTGAGGGGTGGCCGTGAACGCCTTGACCGCAAAGACAGTCACTACCGAGATAACGACCGCGCTGGCGCGCAGCTTGTAGGGGATGCGATGACACGAGACGAGATCGACTTTCACGCAATCCCCGAGCGGCAATGGCCCGTGGATGAGCGGCTGCGCAACTGGGCGCGCTGGTGCCGCGGTGCAAGCCATCGGGCCGTGCATCCGATGTTTCGCGGGTACAAAAGCAGCGATCAGTACAGCGGGCACAGCGTGAGCGATCCGGTAGACACGCGGGAAGCGGTGAAGCTGCAGAAGGTCTTTGTGACGCTGCCCGAGCTGCATCGGCATTCAATCCAGTGGCACTACGTCTACCCGGTGGCGCCCCGCAGGATGGCGCAGGCGCTGGGGCTGACGCTCGACGGGCTCAAGCAGACGGTCATTGATGCGCGGGACATGCTGAGGAACAGGGGGGCTTGACGCACCCGCCGAACTGTGGCACGCTTCGGGGAACGTGTGAGCCCATAGGCATAGGACGCGCCCTTCCATTTCGGAGGCGGCAGTGTCACTGCAAGGCTCATGCGAGCAGCGCCCCGGGATGGGGCGTTGTGCTTTCTGGCTCGCTTTCGGGCGCAACTGTCCCTGTCGCCGGGGGAACCATGGAAAAACAAACCGCAGGAATCGGAAAAGGCACGCCGGGGCCTGGGCGCAAAAAGGGCGTCCCGAACAAGAACACGGCGCTCATCCGCGACATGATTGCGCAAGCCTTAGACGAGGCTGGCGGCGTCGAGTACCTGACCAGCGTCGCGCAAAGCCACCCGGCGCCGTTCTTGGCGCTTGTTGGGAAGGTGCTCCCGGTTCAACTGACGGGCGCTGATGGTGGGCCGATTGAGCACAGCCACGCGACCAAAGAACAGCGCGATGCCGCCGTTGCAGCAGCGACCCGCGCCGACACCTGAAGACTTCGCGTTCTCCCGCCTCATCGCCTATGCGGCGTATCAGTGGCCCGGCTATAGGGACGCGGCGCATCATCGGCTGATCGCGCGGAAGCTCGAAGAGGTCGAGCGAGGCGAGTGCAAACGGCTCATGATCTTCATGCCGCCGCGCCACGGCAAGAGCATGCTGGCGTCGGAGTTTTTCCCGGCGTGGTATCTCGGGCGCAACCCTGAGCACTACGTCATTGCCAGCACATACGCGCAAGACTTGGCTGACGATTTCGGGCGCAAGGTCAAGGCGCAGATACAAGACCCCGCGTTCGGGGCTGTGTTTCCCGGCGTCAAGCTGGCCGAGGACAGCCAAAGCGTAAAGCGGTTTCACGTCAACGGCGGCATCGAAGTCGGCACCGCACAGCGCGGCGCTTACTACGCGGTTGGTGCTGGTGGCGCGCTGACAGGTCGCGGCGCGCACTTGCTGCTGATTGACGACCCGATCAAGAACCGGGAAGAGGCCGACAGCGAGACGGTGCGGCGCAGATTGCGGGATTGGTACAAGTCCACCGCTTACACGCGGCTGATGCCAGGCGCCCGCGTCGTTGTTATCCAGACTCGATGGCATGAGGACGACCTTAGCGGTTGGCTGCTGGATGAGGCGCAGCACGAAAAGTGGGACGTTCTGTCGCTGAAGGCGCTGGACGACGGCAAAGCGCTGTGGCCCGAGCAATACCCGGTCGAAGCGCTGGAGCGTATCCGGGCAGCAGTAGGGCCGCGAGAGTGGTCCGCGCTGTATCAGCAAGAGCCGGCCAGCGAAGAAGGCACGTACTTCCAGCGGTCTTGGCTCAAGGAATGGCGCACGAAGCCCGAGCTGCACATCTACGGCACCAGCGACTACGCGGTGACGGATGGCGGAGGCGACTACACGGTGCATCGCATTTGGGGCGTGGCTCCGAACGGCGACTTGTACCGCTTGGATGGCTGGCGCGGGCAGACAAGCTCGGATGTCTGGATCGAGCGGCAGATAGACCTGATGAAGCGGCACAAGCCGTTCGCGTGGTTCGGTGAGGCCGGCGTGATCCAGAAGGCCATCGAGCCCATGCTGAGGCGGCGCATGAGAGAGCGCGAAACCTTCGGCCGGCTTGAGTGGTTGCCAAGCATCAGCGACAAGCCGACGCGGGCGCGGGGCTTCCAGAGCCGCGCGGCGATGGGCTGCGTTTACTTTGAGCCGGGCGCGGATGTCGAAGAGTTCATACGCTTTCCGGCTGGCAAGCACGACGACGACGTAGACACGGCAAGCCTGATCGGGCGGGCCTTGGATGAAGCACACCCGGCCATCGCGGCACCTGTAAAGGTGGAGCGGCCAAAGGTTGACCGCTGGGCGCGGGCGTTCGACAAAGACACAGGGGCAGACACATGGAAGACAGCATGAAGCAAGTGGAGGGCGAAGAAGCCCTGACCATGCTTGTGCGCTTCTATGAGTCCGCGGAGCAGGCGACCGAGGACAACCGGCGCGAGGCCGAAACCTGGCGCGACTATCGCAACGGCAACCAGTGGACCGAAGCCGAGGCCGCCGTGCTGAAAAAGCGCAAGCAGCCCATCGTCACCATTGACCGCATTGGCCCTAAGGTGGACTTCCTGCTTGGCATGGAAGCCGGCCAGCGCAGCGACCCGAAAGCCTACCCGCGCACGCCGAAGGAAGAACAAGGCGCCGAAGCCGCGACGGATGCGCTGCGGTTCGTCATGGATCAAAGCCGATGGGACGAGGTTCGTTCCGAGGCTTTCGACGGGTTCATCGTCGAGGGTTGCTGCGGCGCGGATGTCCGCATCGTCGAGAAGTACGGCGAGCCGTGCATCGAAGTGCTGCCGATCATGTGGGATCGGATGTTCTACGACCCACACAGCCGGCTGCGCAACTTCTCCGACGCAAAGTTCAAGGGTCAATTTGTCTGGATGGACCTAGACGACGCGCTTGCAAAGTGGCCCGACAAGGAAGACGCGCTGAACAGCACGATGGCGGCTGAATCCGCCGCGCAAGGGCAGACCTTCGACGATGTGCCGCGCCTGCGTTGGGCCGATCCCAAGCGCCGCCGCGTTCGCATCGTGGAGATGTGGTCGAACGAGGCGGCGGGCGTGTTTCACAGCACGTTTACCAAGGCCGGCGTCCTGAAGCGCATGCCTTCGCCCTACGTTGATGAGCACGGCGCGCAAGAAGACGGCTTCGTCTTCGGTTCCTGCTACATCGACCGCGACGGCAACCGCTTCGGCGTTGTCAAGCGCTGGATCAGCCTGCAAGACGAGATCAACAAGCGCCGCAGCAAAGCGATGCACTTGATGAACACCCGGCAGACCTTCGGGAATGCGCTCACGGGTGACAAGAACCACCTTAAGGCCGAGCTTGCCAAGCCTGACGGCCACGTCGAGTTGCAAGGTGATGCAAAGCTGGGCGAGGACTTCGGCGTCATCCCGACAGGCGACATGGCCGATGCGCAGTTTCAACTGCTGCAAGAGGCCAAGCAAGAGATCGACGCGGTTGGCGTCAATGCTGCCATGTCTGGCACTGAGCAGCGGGTGATGTCCGGCCGTGCTCTGATGGCTCGGCAAGAAATGGGCCAGAACGAACTTGGCCCGGTGTTCGACTGGTTCAAGTCGTGGCAGCTTGCTGTGTATCGCAAGGTGTGGAACCGCGTCCGGCAGTATTGGACCGCCGAGAAGTGGGTTCGCGTCACCGACGACGAGCGCAATGTCAGGTTCGTAGGGCTGAACCAGCCGCAAACGATGGGCGAGAAGATCATCAACGACATGCGCGCTCAAGGCGTCAAGGTAACGCCGGAGATGGAGCAGGAAGCCAAGGCTTCGCCCGCATTGCAGCAGCCTGCCGAAGTGAAGAACAACGTCGCGGAAATGGACGTTGACATCACTCTCGACACCGCGCCAGCAACGGCCAGCCTGCAGATCGAGCAGTTTCAAGGGCTGATCGAGCTTGCTAAGGGAGGCATCCCGATTCCGCCGCGTGCGCTCATCAAGGCGTCGAGCATCCGCAACAAGGACGAGATCCTTGACGAGATGGACGGCAAGGGCGAAGAAGGCGCGATGGCGATCCAGAAGCTGCAAGAGGCGCAACAGGTCATACAGCAACTGAAGCAGCAACTGCAAGAGGCGCAGAGCGGCATGGCCGTGAAGCAGGTCGAGATTGAGGGCAGGCTGCAACAAACGGCGATGTCTGAAGAGTCCAAGGCCAGACTTGCGCGGATGCAGATGGAGTCCGCCGAGCGCATCGCCGCCCTGAACGCCGACGTGAAGCGCGACATGGGCGAGTTGGCCGGCGCGATTCAACTGATGGCGAAGAAACTCGAAGTGCCGCTGTCTCTGAGCACCGAAGTCGAGGAAGACATCGCCGAGCCGGAGCCGGTCGAAGAGAAGCCCGACCCCATGATGCTTCTGGCTGAAGCCATCGCGCAGATGAACAAGCCAAAGCGCAAGCGCGTGGTCGCCCCGAGCGGGCAGGTCTACGCGATTGAAGACATGCAGGACGAGCAGTGACCGGCACCGGAGAGGCCGACATCACGTTTCCCGCGCACCCGGGCAGCAATGAGGCGTCGACCACCGTCGCGGCGCCTGGCGTGACGGCAGAGACGCACGTCGAAGCGTGGGTGATGGGCAACGACTCCACGACGAAGCACACGGCGGCAGACCACCGCTATTTCGCAATG